GGAAATGGCGTTTTAGTCCCATTGCTTGCTGTCGGTTCGGGGGGTTTGCGTAAAGGGTCCTGTGGTCCAGATGTTAGGACGTCCGAGATATGACTTGATGTCCATCGCAAAGCCATCAACGTACCCACCAGTCGGGTCTACGAAACTTGTACCCCTCACCGAAGTGAGATTACAAGCCTCGTTGACGAAATCGGTAAGAGCGTTAGACTCGACGTTTTCGGGAACCGCAATACCCTCCACATCGTCGCAAGTGGTGGTTGAATCGGCAAGCTGAGAATTGAGAGGGGATGTAGTGTTGGCAGAGAAAAATCTTGGCCGCAGGTTATCTCCATAGTCTGCGGAGCACTCCGTTTTTCCTGGGTTTCTGCACGCAGCATGGGCACCCTGGAAGTAAGGCTGTACGAGCCCACCCGTTGTCCCACCCCATTGCCGGACCTCCCAGGTGCGGGGACGAAGATATTTACACCCAGGGAGCGTATATAGGGGGCGGACCATCATTGGAGCCAGACCCCTGAGGTCAAGCACGCATGCCGCCACATCTCCTGGCTGTCATATGGGATACGACAACTGGCAAATGTAACGGCCGCGTGCTTGATCTTAGGGGCCCACTCATTCCACACTTCTTCTGTGTGTAGACTGAGTTCCAAAAGACAAACCTCAACATTTGAGCGGGTGATCTGAACGATTTGTTTGGAGTTTGCACACCAATACGGGATGAAAAGGGTGGTTTTGAGGTCCAGAGGAGCAATCCATGTTTGGTGCTCAGCATCATGGACAAAGGTGCGCTTGAGAAATGAAATACGGGTGAGTGGGCGTGTTGCCGCCACAGTCTCCAAGCCTTTCGACTCGTCCGTGTACACAAATCCCTCTTGCGCAAAGGCTGAAACGACAGTCTCTTGGTTGAACACATGAGTGTAGTCCGGGTGAACGTTGATCGCGTTATCATCCCCGTACACCAAAGGAGAAATGAAGTCCCAAAACCGTGGACCTGATATGTGGCCCGTGATCTTGTACCATGCCATGACCCAAAGGACCAAGTTGTACAAGGAGTTGATGATGGATGTGGCCGGATGGCCACTGGCCAAGCTCTTGGTCCATTGATAAAAGCTTGAGCGGGATAAACCGATACCGCCAAGGTGACGCGAATATGAAACCTCCATCCAGAGGACGCTGCGACACCGCTCGTGCGCATCGGCGTACCACTCTTGAATTCGGT